TCTCTGCAGTTTCTGCGGCAGTCTGTGCTACAACCGCATTGTCCTTAGCTGATACCGCTTGGTTTTTTGCTGTGACCGCATTAGCCTCTGCGGTTTCTGCATTAGCCTCTGCAGTCTCCGCCGCTGCCTGTGCGGCTTCAGAGGCAGTCTTTGCAGTTTCCGATGCAGTGGCTGAGGTGGCCGATGCAGTGGCACTAGTAGCCGCATTGGTTTCACTGGTAGCGGCATTAGTTTCTGAAGTGAATGCAGAGGATGCACTGTTAGCGGCTGAGGTTGCGCTATTGGCGGCTGAGGTAGCTGAAGATGCGGCTTCTGCGGCTTTTTGAGTTACAGTGGTGACTGTAGTGTCTGTTGTAGAATCACCTGTACCACCTGTGCCACGAAAGATAGCCATTTACATCTCCAGTATATAAAATAAGACAGGGGAGCCTGAATAGACTCCCCCGGATTGCTTTAGGCGTTGAAGACCAATGCCAAAGCTGACTCAGGACGGAGTACCTTGACACCATAGAGAGTGTCTGCAGTGAACAAGTCACCAAGGTATTCTTGCTTGTACTGAGTTTGTGAACGGACACCCATCTGCTCTGCAAATACTGCAAAGTCTTTGTGTCCTAAGATACCTGCTTTGAGGTCACCACCGGCGGCGTTGTCAGCCGCTGTTTCGATGATTGGGCAGTTTGTAGAGACATAGATGTCAATACCATACAATGAACCAATGTTACCATTCACTGTTGGCTGACCTGATACGAAATCAGATGAGTTGTAGCGAGTGATACCACGGATGGTCTGTACTACTGATGGAGGAACTACGAGGAAACGCTGATCCATAGGAACATCCGCATCGTCAAGTTCTTTAACAGCTTCACGGAAGGCATCGTCAGAGAAGATGTCAGCCGCCGCAACAGTATCAACAGCGTAAGCTGTCAAGTCTGTAGAAGCATCCATGTAGTATGCATTGCTGTGTACCCAGTCAGCACCATCGCTGTCACCAAGTGACTTACCAAGTGCGAACAGGTCAGTATCAACCTGCTTTGCAAGCGCATAGCCTGCGTCTGAAGTGTAGAACTGACGGAGTGAAGACAGAGCCTGCACGTCAGTGATGTCCTCGATCAAACGAGAATACTCGTAATGCTGATCGACAGCTACCTGCACTTCTGACTCAGTAGCCGCAATCAGTGTTACCTGAGTTGAAGCTGACTTAGCAGATGCATCGCCACGAGTAGGCTTAGGAATGTGAATAGTATCACCCTTCTTACCTGTCATTGGCATACGGTTTACAAGATTGGCAAGAACGAGTGACTTCTCGTATGCCGCGATGATTTCGTCAGACCAGATTTCTGGAATGAACGTTGCCGCCGTTGTATTGGTGACGTGGTTAGTACCTAGTGCCATGTTAATTTCTCCTTAACACTATTTGACACGACCCTCTGCGTATGCGGCCATAATTTCAGGCTGTAGTTGCGTATAACGCTTTGGGTCAGTTTGCATAAGTTTAATAATATCAGCACGACGATAAATTTTACGACTTGGTGCTTCAGTAGAACCTGAGGCAGACCCTGTAGATGCCGCTTTGAGTTGACGCTTACGATCTTCCTTTTGAACTTTAGCAGTCTCACTTACCATGTTCTGACGTTCTTTCCACGTAGAAATTAGTTCGTTTGCGCTGTCAAAATCAAACTGTTGATCTGCACGTTGATATAACTCAAGGCGTACTTTAGAGCCCTGTACCCACTCTTGGAACTTTGTATCTTGAATAATGTCTGTAAAGTCCGGGTGAGTGTTCTGCAGTTGAGCCAGAGTTTGCTGTTGCACTATTGCCTTTGAGGTTTGTTCTGCCGCTTTAAGCGACGGATGATTGTCAATAGCTTTGGCAATTGCTTTTTCTGGTTCTGCAAAAAAGTCTATTTCTTCGTCAGTTTCTTGTTGTGGGCTGTGGGCCGATTGAATTTGAGACTTAACGAAATCATCAACAATTTTTCTAAGTTCACCAACTTCAGAGCTTTGACGGCCTAGTAGCTTTTCAGCTTCTTGATGCATCTGGACGATATCTTTAATATCTTTGCCCTGATACTTCTCAGGTATCTCAGTCTCTTCTACTTCAGGTTCTTGAGTGTCCTCAAGGGTTGGCTCAGGGGCTTCCTCGATTACTTGCTCTTCTTCACCTAAAGAGGCGTACTCTTCTTGTTGATCTTCGGGTTCTCGATCAATTAAACGTGCCATATTGTTAAACTCCGTGCCGTAGCATTATGGAAGTGATTATTTTCTAGCGGCTCTCTCGTGATCCTTAGCCCACGCATCATCGGCATCAGGCCAACCTGTACCTTTGAAATGTGTTCGGATACTAGAGATTATCCGCTGTGCGGTGTCACCACACTCAGGGCAAGTTGCGAATAGATCTTGCGATTCTACCCATTGCTCTTCAGTGTGGTCACAAGTAATGCACTTAAAGTCATACCGACGGATCATTTCCCGCCTCCATGTCTAGTGCATTTTTTATGCCTGTCTCAAAACGAGTAATGTTCAAAAGCGAACTACGCTGTCCTTTGACAAAGGCTAAGTCTATTTCATCCTTAATTTTTTCAATCTCATAGGAGTCTAAAAGATCTTCTGCTTCTTCTACAAATTGTTTCCAACCGGCAGTAACAAATAAATCAAGGTAATTTTCGTAATATTTTGTATCTTCAGGACTCAATAGAGTTTCTCCTGTTTAATGTATACCACAATTATACCATAATGTCAACTAAATGTCAAGCGGATTTTGCTTGACTAGCTATACTTTTTGTGATAGTTGGTTTTTGTTTAGCAGACTCTAACGCTTTAATGCGCTCATCATACTGTTTGAGAATGGCATTCACTTGTGTGAGAATGTTATCCAATTCTTGCTTCGTTACCATTGGTGTTCCTTGTTTGCATTTCAACAATATCTTCTTTTGTTTCAATCTCACGTTCTTTAAGCACTAACTCAGCAACTTTAGCACGTTGATTGAACTCTTTTTCGGTAGGATCAGTGCCCATACCTTTCATTACCGCTGAGTAACGTTTAGTCTCGCTGTCAATCGGTAACAACTCTGTTTCAACAGCATTCTGTTGGGCTCTTGAGACAACCTCTGCAGTTTGTGCTTGGATGTTTTCAATTGTTGCTTGCTTCTGAGCCATTTCCATTTGCATCGCTTGCATTTGGACTTGCTGTTGTTGTTCATTAGGTTGCATAGCTTGTTGAAGTTGAGCAATAATAGCTTCACGATTACTCAAGTTCATGTTATCTACAATTGCTTGAATCAACATAGGGTACATAGGTGACTCTTGACCCATTGTCTGTAGAAGCTGTACAAGCTGTGTTACCTCATACTCACGGGCAATAATACCCAAAGAGCTACTAGCTACAAACTTAAAGTCTTTAGCAGGGTAACGCTCAGGGTCAAACTGCATATAACGATATGCTACTTTTTCAACTAACGGAATCAAGAATGCTTCTTGGAAGTTAATCAATGTACGCTTATGACGCTTGATGATTGCCCCAAGGGACATTGAGATGCCTGCGGCTGTTGATTCGCCATTGATTGACCCCGGAATGCCTGCCGCATCAACTGCTCCTGTCGCCATTTGAACCATCTGTTGCAGACTGGCCGCTTGATTAAATGTGTTGGAGTCAAGATTTCCAAATCTAAACGGCTGTAAGATTTCTGCGGGATTGCCATTCGTAAGGATGGCCTTGCCGGGTCGTACTTCCAATTTGCTTCCACGAGGAAGGCGTGAAGCATCAACAGCAAGCATAGGGTGTACAGTAAGCGCAAGTGCGTCAATTCGTGCTCTCAATTCAGTGTCAAGTGCTTTCTGGGCGTTGTACCCTTTCTCACAAATACCACGGCCCCAGAAACGGCTAGGAACAACATCCCAAGGAAACGCCACAACTGGGCGGTCTTTCATCATGTATGGGTTTTGTTCAGCTTTTAAAAGAATACCACCATTCGCAATAACAATAATGGCTTCGACGTACTCTGACTTATCCTCAGGTTTTTCGCCTTCGTCTGCATCAGAAACAAACAAGTTACGAGGAACTTTACCGTAGTATTTAGTCAAACGAACTTTGTCGTCAGTGTACTGAGTAAACTCTTGGTCTGGCTCAAGGTCAATATCAATAGGGGCAGTCTCTACTGATCCATTCCGATAAATACCTGCTTCTTGAGCTAAATGTACTTGGTGAATAGGCACGTACTCATCAATAGCGACACCTAAGGCTTCTTTGATACTTGTTGCTACAGGATCAATCAAGAAGTTTTGTGGCATGACTGGTCGTAATTTAAACACAGTCCTATTCCGTTCCAGAACGCCAATAGCTTGCATAGCTCCTTCCATAATTGGTTGAGAAGCAGGAGTCATTTGAAGTTCTTCATCAGCAACAATCTCAGCAACACCAGTACCAAAGACAGCCGCATTAATAATACACTCTGCGATTGATTTACGTGCAGAGACAAACTTAAAGTCTTCCTCAAGGTTGACACGTAAAAGAGCAATGTCTCGATTGTCTTGATCCATTGCATCGTCTTTGATGTCAAACCACTTGCCACGACCAAAGGTAGCTTCTTCGACCTCAGCGACTGCAGACTCTACAGCCTGCTGAAGGGCAGGGG